ATTCGCCTACGAGCACGTGCGCGAGACGTGGCGCTGGATCGATTGCCCGCCGCAGAGCCCGCGCATCTATCTCACGCACTGGCCGGTCAAGGAGGACGATATCGAGAGCGTCGAGTCGCCGGAAGGCAACGTGCTCGATCCCAGCCTGTACGAGATCGAGGAAGAGAGCGGCAAGATCACCATCCTCGACGGCATGTGGGATTCGCCGACCGTGATCACCTATTGGGGCGGATATCTGCTGCCGATCGAGGCCCCGGCTGCATTGAAGCAAGCGCTCGGCATCGCACTACGCAGCGCCCGCACCGAAGCCGCGCAGGCCGCGGTCGCCGGTATCCGCTCGCTCAGCCACAAGGAAGCGCGGGTGATGTTCTTCGACCCGAACGCCCGTGGCGGCAGCGGGGCGACCGGCGGCGGCTTGACCACGCAGCAGATGAGTTCAGTGAAGAGCCTGCTCAGCCACTACATGCGGTATCCGGTCTGATGGCTGACGGCATCCCGGTCCCGGGCATTCTGATCGTGGTCGATAACGCTCCGGTCGGCGAGCAGGTCACCGACCTGATCAACTACCTGAACTATGAATTGCCGGAAGGCATCGTGCGCGAAATGCGGACGTGGGAAACCGAGGACATGAACCGGCAGTATCCGAACTCGGAAATGTTGGCCGGGCAGGAAGCCTCAGTCCCGGTCCTGACGCCGCGGATGGCGAGCGTCGGTCATGGGGAAACGGGAGGCGGGGATTTCGTTCCGCCCCGCCAATATCAGACGCGCGTCTGGCCGCGCTCGCGCAAGGACTTATTGCGGGCCCGCGGCAGCAAGTTCCGCCCACGTGTCCGCCAGCGCGTTGGCATACGCCGACCGATCCTGCGACCGCAGATGTGGGACATGCTGGTCGATCGCATGCGGACATTGCTCAGCAAGACGATTGATCTCGCATGGCGGTAGATTTCGGAACGCTGATCTATGCGCCCAATTTCGATATGTGGGCGATCCCGGTGACGTTCTATCCGATCGTCTCGATCCCACTGCAAGGCAGCTACGCCGCCCGCGGGATCTTCGACACCCGGCAGCTCGACGTGCTGGCGCTCGACGGATCGATCGTGTCGGAGCAGCGCACCATCCTCGATATCCTGAACTCGGAATTCTCCGTCATCCCGATGCAGGGCGACCGGGTCGATATCCCGACCGACAGTAGTCACCAAGTCCACGGCATGTTCGAGATCACCGACGCGTCCTACAACGCAGGCGGCGAAACCACGCTCACGCTGAAGGAAGTGATGGTCCGCCAGTCGCCGTGAGCATCAGCGACGATCAGAGCTACACGTTGATTCTGCGCGACGTGCTGTTCGCCAAGGTCGCGGTGTTGCCGCCGTTCGCCACCTTCACCAAGCGGCGCACCAAGATGGTGCCGGTGCAGCCGCACCTGCTGCCCTATCTCGGGGTCTACATCATCGACGAGAGCATGGTGCCGGACGGCGACTTCAATGCCGGGAACATCCGCTTCAATCACACCGCGCGCATCGGTTTCTCGGTGATCATGGCCAACAACGATCAGGTCGTTCTCGAAACCAAATTGGATGCCGCGTTCTGGTCGATCATGAACGGCGTCTGGAAAGACCCGTGGCTCACCAACATGCTCGACACCACGCGCTACGGGCAGACGCATCCGAGCAATCCCGACAACACCCGGCTCGAAGGCGTCACCCGCGGCAGTCGCAAGCACGTGTTCGGCAACGCCGGTCTGAACAACGAGATGCCGATCGGCGAGATGCAGTACGACGTGTCGATCTTCTACCGGACCATCTTCGCGCCGGTGATCACCGACGATCTCTTGATGATCCACGTCGAAACCGCGTTCCCGTCCGGCGGCTCGCCTGAAGAGATCGCGGCGGTCCAGCAGGTCATCGCCAAGTACGAGTTCACTCCGATCGGCACCGATTCCGTGGCGCTGGTGGCGGTCGAGCAGCGTGACAGCGCCGCGTTCTCAGGCAGCACATAGGAGGCAGCGTCATGCCCGAGCAGGCACAGGACGAGCACAGCAAGATGGTGCGCGAGCGGGAGGTCCGTCGTCGCGAGCGGCTGAAGGAGATGACCCGGGTGAGCCAGATCCAGCGGGTGAAGGTCATCCCGGCCACCGACGAAATCCGCAAGTACGTGAAGCATCCGACCGGCATCAAGTTCGGCAAGTCGGGACCGGCGGAATGGCCGATGGACGGCTTCACCCGAAAACGGATTCGGGAGGGCGCGGTCAAGCTCGAAGGCGAACCGGCGAAGGCAGCGGCCGAGAAGCGTGCGCCGCGCGCCAGCTAAACGGAACGGGAAACAAGCACGAATAGAACAGGAGGCATGAATGCCTATCTCATTTGCTCAGATCCCACAGGAAATCAAAGTCCCGCTCTATTGGGTCGAGGTCGATCCGAGCAAGGCGGGGCTTCCGACCATCCGCCAGCCCGCACTCTTGGTCGGCTCGATGCTCTCGACCGGCACGGCACCGCCGAACCAGCCGATTGCGATCGGCACGCAGGCGCAGGCCGACGACCGCTTCGGACAAGGCTCCGAGCTGGCGAATATGTTCAAGAGCTTCTTCCACAACCAGTTCTCCGGAGAAGTGTGGGGAGCTGGCGTTCCCGAGACCTCGCTGGGTGCCGGTACGCTTCAAGCGGCGAGTGGAACGATCGTCGTCACCGCGCCGCCGACCGCAGCCGGAACGATCCACTTGTACGTCGCGGGTGAGCACATCCCGATCAACTGCGGTCCGTCAGATACGATCGATGCCATCGCAGCCTTCATCGCGGAAGCTATCAACGACGATCTCAATCTGCCGGTGTCGGCGACTGTCGCGACTGCGACGGTGACAGTGACGTGCCTGTGGAAGGGCATCACCGGCAACGATATCTCGCTGATGCTGAACTACTTCGGTGCGATCGGCGGACAGGAAGGTCCGCAGGGGCTGGTGCTCACCATGCCTGCGACTGGCTACCTCACTGGTGGCAACGGCGTTCCAGATTGGAACCCCGGACCACCCCCGGCCGACCCCACCGTGATCGACAACATGGGCGAGCAGGAATTCGAGTACGTCGCTCTCGCGTGGACCGACACCGAAACGCTGCAGGCGTGGGATCTGGAGTATGGCTTCACCGACAACGGGCGGTGGGGCTGGCGTCGTCAGCTCTTCGGCCACATCTTCACGGCCAAGCGCGGCCTCTACTCCGATCTGATTACGTGGGGCTTGAACCCTGCGATGGGCCGTAACTCGGGCGTGATCTCGACGATGGCGGTCGAGACGAAGAGCCCGACGCCGGTGTACGAGTGGGCCGCAGCTTACACCGCCAAGGCACAGCGTGCGCTGATCAACGACCCGGCGCGACCGCTGCAGACGCTGTCGCTCACTGCCGTCAAGCCTGCACCGTTGCACGACCGGTTCAGCTTCGTGGAGCTGAACTCGCTCGCGGGCAGCGGGTTCGCAATTCAGAAGGCGGGATCGGATGGCTATCCGATGATCGCCCGGGAGCAGACGACGTACCAATGGAACTTGTACGGTCAGGGCGACGACGCCTACGAGCTGGTCACCACGCTCGCCACGCTCGCCAAGCTGCTGCGCAATCAGCGGCACGCAATCACCACCAAGTTCCCGCGACACAAATTGGCCAACGACGGCACTAGATTTGGGCCCGGCCAAGCAATCGTGACGCCGGGAATAATCAAGGGCGAGTTGATCGCACAGTATAGGCAGGACGAATACAATGGTCTTGTAGAAGATACACGCAATTTCAAGCGTCATCTTCTGGTGGAAAGAGACCCGAATAACCCCAACCGGGTAAATGTACTGTATCCGCCTGACTTGATCAACCAGCTCCGGATCTTCGCGGTGCTGGCGCAATTCCGCCTGCAGTACGACCGCGGCATCGATGTCGAGATCATCGGCCCGCTGACTTCGACCGCGATCACCGGTCGGCTCTAAAGCCCCACAACAAGATGGCTGTTCGTCAAAGGCCGCACGGTCAGTGCAGCCATTGCGAGAACGTCTATCCGGAAACGGCCGAGTTCTTCCATGAGCATCGACGGCGTGGGCGGATCGAGCTACGGGCGATCTGCAAGCGATGTCTCGTCGAGCAGTCGAAAGCCTATCAACGTGCCAATCCCGAAGTTTGGCGTCGTCACAACGCAAAGCGACAGGCGATGCCGGGTTATCGCGAGTACATGCGCGAAGCATGGCGGCGGTTTCACGCAAAACCAGAGTATCGAGAAAAGGACCGTGAGCTGTACCGCAAGATCGTCTCGACGGTGGACGGCCACGAAAGAATGCGCGCGAAGGTCAGAAAACGACGCGCACGCATTCGAGGAACAACGCGGCATCACACGGTCGAGGACATTCGGCTCGCAATGGAAGTGCAGCAAGGGCGCTGCTTCTATTGCCAAGGCGATGTGTCAACCAAGTACACGGTTGATCATCTGATCCCACTGGTTCGCGGCGGCAGTGACGGCCCTGAGAACATCGTCATCGCTTGCCCCGGCTGCAACTTCCGCAAGGCCGACAGAACTCCGCAAGAGTTTGCTGACGGCATCAGACATAGGAGGCTAATGTGGCGCAACGCTTCGCGGGCATTGCATTTCTATTCGTGGACGGCGTCCAACTTGCACTTCGCGGCAACTTCACCGTGAGCCCGTCGCCGATCGAGCGCACGATGATCGCCGGTCAGGACCGGGTTCACGGCTATCAGGAATTGCCGCGCGTGCCCTACATCGAGGGCGACGTTTCCACGGTGCCCGAGCTGAACATCGAAGACCTCGATGGACAGACCGACGTGACCGTGATCGCGCAGCTCGCCAACAACAAGCAGTACACGCTGTTCGGCGGGACGTGCAAAGCCGCACTCGAAGCCAACACCCGTGACGGTCAGATGCGCGTGCGCTGGGAAGGCTTGATCTGCGACGAGATCGACCTGGGCCCGACCGCGGGCGCGGCGTAAAGGAGGCGTCATGAACAAGCCGCAAGGACGCGAGGGCTTCGTCGCCGACGAACCGGTGCAGGTTGATTTGGTCGCACCGGAGCGGGAATCGGCGATCGAGCCGCTTCCCGCAGAAGTGTGGCCGGTCAAGGTCAAGCTGATGCACCGCGCCATTCGCAACAACAGTGGCGAGGAAACCCGCGAGCTGTCGTTCCGCGAGCCGACCGGCGGCGATATCAATCGCTACGGCAACCCGGTGCGGGTCAATCAGGAAGGCGACGTGGTCATCGACGAGCGCAAGATGACCACTATCATGGCCGCTCTGTCGGGCGTGCTGCAACCGCTCATCGAACGCATGGACCCGCGCGACTGGAATTCGTGCGCGTATCGGTTACGCGGTTTTTTTCTTCCAGATCCACAGGCGTGGCTCTAGACGACGAGAACATCATTATCGACTGCTATCGTCTAGCGCGCTGGTATCACCAGCCTCCGGATCTTTTCCTGAACATGCCTGTGAGTACGGTGCGGCTGCACTTGCTGCGCACGATCCAGCTCGCGCGGATCATGCGACGCGAGGCAGCGGACAGCGAAGACAATGCCTGAATTCCAAGAGCTGAAGATCACCGTCTCGCTGCAGGACAATCTCAGCGCCGTGCTGGCTGAGATCAAGAAGCACATTGCCGAAATGCAGAACGTCAGGGGACATGACAAGCTGGGCGAGGAAGCGAGGAAGACCGGCGAGCAAGTGAAGAGCCTGACGCATCACACCGGCCTGCTGGGGTTTGCGCTCGGCTACGCAACCAACGTGATCTGGGGCGCGCTCGATGAATTCAAAAAGAAGGCGGTGGATCTGGTCGCTAATACCAGCAAGTTGCGGAGCTGGGCCGAGGGCATGTCCGACTTTGCGCAACTGGCCAGACGGCTTGGCGTGCATCAGGGCGAGTTCAAGGCCGTACATGATCAACTGATCCTGCAAGGCTTCACGTCGCCGCAGGCCAAGGAATTCATGGCGCAGATGGCCAGCATAACGGACAAGATAAAGTTCAGTCCGCAATTCAACGAGATCAGAACGAAGATGCTCTCGTTCGCTGGCACGAACGTGGAGCTGTTCAACAAGCTGAAGGACTTGCTCGACGAGTACGAGATCGCTGACACCTACGAGAAAAAAGCCAACGTCATCATCCGGTCGGTGCAAGCGGTCCGCGACAATCTATTGAAACAGCCGGGCATGGCCCCGGAAACGGCAGCGAGAGCAGCGAGGGTATTCGCCGAGCAGGCGTGGGGTGTTGGTCCAGAAGTGGTCGGCATGAGCAGGCTGCTCGTCGAGCACTCCAGAGAGTATCTGGACAACATGGGGCGGATGGTCGTCGAAGCCGAGAAATACATGAAGGTGATGCACAATCTGGAGTACCAGACGCAACGGATCTCCGATGTGTTCATGCGCCTCAAATTGGCGATCTTCGTGATACCCGAGGAATGGAATGCAAAAGCCTACGAGAAGACGGCCGATCTGCTGGAATGGCTCACGTTGGAGCTATCACCAGAGGAAAGAAAGAAGCTCGAAGAGCGGTTCGGTGAGAAGTTGCGCGAGCGCACGCAGCAGCAGCGACCGCAGCGGCCACCGGGGGCACCGCGCGGTGGGATGCCGTGGCGCTTCATGGGACTCGCCGACGAGAATAAGAAGCTGATCGAGCTGCACGATCAGGTGAAGGAGAGCGCCGACTACTTTCAGATCATAACCAACGATCCGCGCCGCAGGGCACTCGGTCTGCTGTCAACACAGATGGGCGGGCTGGGCGCTGGGCTCGGCGGCGGCGACGGCTTCGGCGGTGGTGGCGGCGGCGGTGGTGGTGGCCGCACCGGCACCGGAGCTGGCGCTGGCTATGGTGGCGGTGGACCACCGACGCCGCACTCGGGGGCCGCGCCGGGGAGCCGCGAGCAGGCATCGTCCGGCGGCGCTTCTGGTGGCGGGACGCCGTACTACTATGGCGGCAAGGTCACGATCGGCGACAAAGAATTCAATTATGGCACCGGCGGCGGTGGGCGCGGTGCACTCCCGTACGGGACTTACTCGGTCAACATCGGCACCGGCGACATTGGGCCGCTCGGCAGATCACGGCTCGGCTCGGTCGCTACCATCGGCGGCTTGGGCGGCGTCGTCAACGACCCGCGCTATCCGGGCGCACCGCGACAAGGGATTCAGATCCACGCGTCAAGCAGCCAAGACCTCGATCGATTGTATACCGCCGGATGTTTCGCGGTGCCGAAGTCGCAGTGGCCAGCCTTCAAGCAAGCGCTCTTGGAGGAATCCAAGAAGGGGCCATTGTCGATAAATCTTGATCGAAGCGGGAGCGCGAGGATCGGGCCGACTTCGAGTATCACGGCTGCGAACCAGAAAGGTCACAATGCGCCGCAGGGCGGCGCGGAGGGCGAAAGCGATCCGATGGTTCTGCCGTGGAATTCATCCCATCCCGGTGGCGGTGCCTCTTGGGAGGCGCGGCAGACACCACGCTACTATCGCGGCAAGGTCACGATCGGCGGGAAGGAGTTCGACTACGGCACCGGTAACATTGGTCGTGGTGCTGTTCCATGGGGAACCTACCCGATCAATATCGGTGCCAATGACATTGGGCGGAAGGGCAGGAAACTTGGCTCGGTTGCGACTCTCGGAGGTTTGAACGGGATCATCAACGACCCACGCTATCCCGGTGCACCGCGGACCGGAGTTCAGATCCACGCGTCAAGCAGCGCAACTCTCGATCGATTGTATACCGAGGGATGCTTTGCGGTGGCGCGGGCACAGTGGCCAGACTTCAAAGCCGCGCTCTTGGAAGAGGCGAAGAAAGGGCCATTGTCGATAAATCTTGATCCGAGCGGGCGCGCGATCATCGGCGAAACTTCGGAAGTTACGGCTCAGGCCAGTCGCAGTGGTGGGTTCGACGAAGGTGGTACGACCGGGCTTGAATTGTCCCGCGCTGGTCCACGCGGCATCTCAGCACGCGCGTCCGAGATTGCATCAGAACGTCAGCAGATGGCGGCGACCCGCTTCATGGCGAGCGAGGGCGGAAGCGGGACATACACTCCGTCACCCGAGCAGCAGCAACGCATGCGGGAAATCAGCGATGTCCTGCCGCGCTCGGCCAACGTGATCGATCTGAGACCGTATTCAAATGTCACCAATCCATTTCTACGCAAAGGTCTGATGGCGCGCGGAGGATGGAGCACCGAAGAACGGCTACGCGCCGATTTTGAAAGAAGGATGGCCGAAGAGCGCGAAGAGATGCGGCGTGAACGAACCGAGCTGGACCGCGACATGGGTACCGAGATCGACGGCGGCGAGGTTGAGGCTGGTGGCAACGTCGATGTCGAGATCCCGCCGGGTGTTGGCGCACCTGCGTCGCAGAACCTGTTCTCTCCGGTGCCGTTGAACCGGCAGACCATGATGGATCAGACGCCGAGAGGGCGGCCTTCACAGATTCCCGAGGCTGAATAGTTGCCTGAATTCGAAGAGCTGCGGATTTCTGTCCAACTGGTCGATAACGCATCGCCCGGGTTGGTCCGGCTGCGGTCGGAGATCGCATCGTTGGCATCGGGTGAAGTCCTGAAGAAGCAGGATTCGTTCGGCAAGTCGTGGGCGGATCTCGGCACCAAGGTCAAGGATTTCGCCGAGAACGCCAAGTCGCTGGGCACCGAGTTGCGTACGCTGGGGGTTCGCTTTGCTCTGCCGGTGGTCGGGCTCACCTTGCTCGCCCGCTGGATCATCAATACCAGAGAAGCGGCGTCGGCATTTGCCTCCGAGCTGTCCGGCATCGCTCGCACCGCCCGTTCGGTCGGAATGGATTCGGTCCATTTCAAGACTCTGACCGACAACCTCCAGCGTTTGGGATTGTCGCTGGAGACCTCGCAGAAAGCCGCTGCCGGATTCGCCGAAGCGCGCGGCAAGCTCATGGAAAGGGGCAACGAGCTTCACCAACAACTGATGGAGATGACCAAGGGTATTCCCGGCGCAACGCACAACATGCGGCAGTTCATCGAAACCTTCATCAGCATGTCCGACCGCCCGGAAGCGTTCAACATGATGATGGAGTCCGGGCTGAGCATCCGCAAAAAAATCGAGGATCAATTCGGCTCAGAGGCGGCGGCAAGATTCCATCGTCAATTCCTCGACTTTCTGACCGGCGGCATGGGGGCGGCGATAGCCGGGCTCGATCCCTCCGGAAGAATCAAGCCGCTGACCGAGGCTCAAAAAAAGGCGCAGGAAGAAGCGTTCAAAAACTCCCAAAAGATTTCGCAGGCCAACAAGGAGACGGAAGCCGCTGCAAAGCGAGCGGAAGAGGTCGCGCTGAGATTGGCGGTCGATGTTTGGGCCCCGCTCATCACTGGCATGAACACCG